ATGGATCCAGATGACGAGACGTTTGGTGCGGCCGTGACGGGGGCTGAAGCCTTGTCCGGCGTGATGGCGGATCTTGAGGCGCGTTCGGACCGGTTCGGCCGGGCTTTGACCAGTGCACTGAGCACGGCGACGACCGGGGGCAAGGGGTTGGACGACGTGCTGAAGGGGCTCGGCAACCGGCTGGCGGATATTTCGCTATCGGCAGGGCTGAAGCCGCTCGAAAGCCTGCTCGGCAATGCAGTGAGCGGGCTGATCGGTTCGGTGACGCCGTTTGCCGATGGCGGTGTCGTGCGGGCGCCGACTTTCTTTTCGATGAGCGGCGGCACCGGGCTGATGGGCGAGGCGGGTGCCGAGGCGATCCTGCCGCTTCGGCGCGGCGCGGACGGGGCGCTCGGCGTGGCCTCCGCGGGCAGCGGCGGGGGAACACAGGTCGTGTTCAACGTGACGGCGACCGATGCGGCGAGTTTTCGCAAAAGCGAGGGCCAGATTTCGGCGATGCTGGCACGCAGCGTTTCGCGCGGAAACCGAGGATTGTGAGGAGCAGCGATGAGCGGGTTTCATGAGGTGCGCTTTCCCCTGCGAGTGGCGCTTGGCGCCTCCGGCGGGCCTGTGCGCCGGACCGATATCGTCAACCTTTCCAACGGACGGGAGGCCCGCAACCAGCGCTGGCGGGATTCGCGGCGAAGCTATGAGGCCGGGTCCGGGGTAAAATCGGTTGCCGATCTCTATGCGGTTCTGGAATTCTTCGAGGCGCGTGGCGGCCAGCTCTACGGCTTCAGGTTTCGCGATCCCGTCGACTGGAAATCCTGCGGTCCGGGCCAGGCGATAGCGGCGAGCGACCAGCGGATCGGGATCGGCGATGGCGCGACCTCTGCGTTTCCCCTGACGAAAACCTATGCGGATGCGGCCGGAGGCTGGGAGCGACGGATTACCAAGCCGGTGGCGGGAACGGTGGTCGTTTCGGTCGGCGGCGTGGCGAAGGCGGCGACGTCCTTCACTGTCGATACGACGACCGGCATCGTGGCGTTTGCGGCCGGGCATGTGCCGGCGGCCGGCCAGATCGTGCGGGCCGGGTTCGAATTCGACGTGGCCGTGCGCTTCGATACCGACCGGATCGAGATCAATCTGGCGCATTTCGACGCCGGGCGGATCCCGGCCATTCCATTGACGGAGGTGTTGGCATGAGGGCGATACCGGCGGCTCTGGCGGGCCATCTTGCAGGCGAGGCGACGACGATCTGCTATTGCTGGCGCGTGACGCGACGCGACGCGGTGGTTCTGGGGTTTACCGAGCATGACCGCGATCTGGTCTTCGACGGTACGACATTTCTGGCGGCGAGCGGGTTTGCGGCGAGCGAGGCGGAACAGGCGCTGGGCATGGCCGCCAGCGCGGAAGAGGTGGAAGGCGGCCTCTCCAGCGCGGCGATCGACGAGGCGGATCTCGCAAGCGGGCGCTATGACGGTGCGCGGGTCGAGCTGTTCGTGGTCAACTGGGCCGATCCGGCTCAGCATATGCTGCTCAATATCCGCGAGATCGGCGAAGTTTCGCGGTCGGGCGGGGCTTTCAGGGCGGAGCTGCGGAGCCTTGCGCATCGGCTGGGGCAGCCGCAGGGCCGTGTCTATGGCAGGCGTTGCGATGCAAGCCTTGGCGATGCGCGCTGCCGGGTCGACCTCTCGGCCTGGCGCGGGAATGGCGCGGTCGATGCAGTGATCGACAAAAGCCGCATCGTCGTATCCGGTCTTTCCGGTTTTGCCGATGGATTTTTCGGCCGGGGCGTCGCGGAATTTGCGGGAGGGGCGCAGGTGGATATCGAGGTTCACGAGCGACGCGCCGACGGCAAGGCGGGGCTGACATTCTGGTTGCCGCTGGAGCAGACGGTCGTTCCCGGGCAGGCGGTGACGCTGACGGCCGGTTGCGACAAGACGGTTTCGACGTGCGGCGGGCGGTTCGCGAACCTTCTCAATTTCCGCGGCTTTCCGCATGTGCCGGGCTCCGATTTTGCCTATTCTTATGTGGATGGCGAGCGGCTGCATGATGGCGGAGCGCTGTTCGAATGAGTGCCGCCGGAGAGCGGATCGTCGCGGTGGCTGAGACCTGGATCGGCACGCCCTATCGGCATCAGGGGGCAACGCGCGGCATCGGCTGCGATTGCATCGGCCTGATCCGCGGCATCTGGCGGGAGCTTTATGGCGAAGAGCCGGAACTGGTGGCGCCTTATGCGCCAGATTGGGCGGAACGGGGCGGCGAAGATCGGATGGCGGAGGCTGGCATCCGGCTGTTCGGACCGGCACTTGGCGTCGGGCAGATGCAGCCGGGCGATCTGCTGCTGTTTCGCTGGCGACCGGACACGATGGTGAAGCATGCGGGCATCTTCGTCGGGCCGTCCCATTTCATTCATGCCTACGAGCAGATGGCGGTGACACGCTCGGTTCTGGTGCCCTCCTGGCGCCGCAAAATCGCTGCCGTGCACCGGTTTCCGCCGGCAAGGGATAGTTGAAAGTTGGCAAGGACCGGCGTATAGTCATGGAGTAATGGATGGGGCTGGAACCCCATCCATCGGTATGCTTATATTACGGATGAGATCCGGTCGGACAATGACCAGCCCGTCCGGGTCACCCTCAAGATAAGCGTCATGCCAATTGGCCAAAGCCTCATGACATCACCTCCATGGTTGTCTATACTGGGCGCCAGCGTTTACCCAAACTCGACTAACGCGTATGGCGAAACCGCTACGCCATTTTAGTCAGCTGAAACCAGAGCCCGAGCAGTCGTCGAGAGGGTCTCGGCGTACCGAGGCTTCAAGCCAGTGCCAATTCCGTTGGTAGAGGTTATTAAGCGCTGGTTGCCAAGCCTCACTGCAGACGGAGTGACATGCGGACTGAACTGGTCACGACGAGATGCGACGGGGTACGACTTTGCACCTTCCGATGTCCTCGTTCGATTGCTTACTAGGTCGTGAACTCCATAAAATGAGGATCGGGAAAGCTGGGTCGCCGTCGCTATTTGCGCCTGACACCTGATGATCATACCCAAAGCGGAATAGTTGGGACGGATAGGATTTAATGATCGAAAATCAGCGTTCGAAGATAAATTATATTGGAATATTCGCCACGAATGCATCCACGATGCTGTTCTCTCTCTTTCTGTTGTTTTTCCTCAGTGAGGATCTTTTTAAAACCCATCTTTTTCCTCTGGGCACTATTTTAGGCGCTATTGTTGTTTCGCTAGCTTTTATTCCTCGGTTTCTCGACGACATACGAGGGGCCTGCAATGCGATTGCAGCAGGTATAATCAGTGAGGCAGTAATAATATCTCTGTTTATATACGCTACAGGCATCCGCCCCGGGATGTTGGTAGTCGAAAAAGGAACTGCATTGGATGGTATAATGGTGTTCTTGGCGATTTATACGTTTATTTTTTTTCTTTTATACGTTCCAGGTCAATTTTCTCGGTCGTCTTAAAGTGGGGATCATTCGTTCACCGGCGTGATGACATTGATCGCATCGCGGCCGAGACGATTGAGCTTAGTGCGATCAAAACATCGCTGGCTCCTAGCTTATCCACGGGCCGGGAAAACTCTCGACGCCGCCTTATGAAGGGTAGCAGCTTGCTCCTGCCCCAATCGAGGCACGTCCTCTCTCCCCGCAGGCGGGGTTAGGGTGAGGGGCAGCCTCCAACGAGCAAGTGAGGGGCAGCCACCTAGGAGTAGTGAGGGCAGCCACCTCCATCCGACAATCCGATAGTTTCACTATTTTAGCGCGCATTCAGTTCACGACTGGGTCGGCGTGAGGGGGGTTTATGGCGACGATCCTGTTTCAGGCGGCGGGTGCGGCACTTGGTGGGGTGTTCGGTCCTGTCGGGGCGATCCTTGGGCGGGCGGCGGGGGCGTTGGCGGGGAGCGTTGTTGATCGGGCGTTGCTCGGCGGTTCCTCGACCGTCTCGGGAGCAAGACTTGCGACGGCGCGCATTCCGGGGGCGGACGAAGGGGCGCCGGTCAGCCGGGTTTATGGGACCGCGAGGATCGGGGGCACGCTGATCTGGGCGACGCGGTTCGAGGAGGAGGCGACGCGGGAGCGGACCGGCGCCAAGGCGACGGGCGGGTCTCAGACCGAAACGTTTCAGTATTTCGCCAACTTTGCGGTCGGGCTCTGCGAGGGGCCGATCGCCTGCGTGCGGCGCGTCTGGGCCGATGGTCAGGAAATGGACCTGACGGCGATCGAGATGCGCGTTCATGCCGGCGACGAGACACAGTTGCCGGATCCGCGGATCGAGGCAAAGCAGGGCGAAGGGAAGGCGCCGGCCTATCGTGGGCTTGCCTATGTCGTGTTCGACCGGTTGCCGCTCGAAGCGTTTGGCAACCGCATTCCGCTGCTGCAGTTCGAGGTGGTGCGGCCGGTCAGGACGCTGGAGAGGCAGATCCGGGCGGTGACGATCATTCCCGGTGCGACGGAGCATGGCTATCACACGGTCCAGGTGACCGAGAAGACGGCGGAGGGCAGCGCCCGCATTCTCAACCGCAACACGATGGTGGCTGAGACGGACTGGCAGGCTTCGCTCGACGAATTGCAGGCGCTTTGCCCCAATATCGAGAGTGTGGCGCTGGTCGTTGCCTGGTTCGGGACGGATCTGCGGGCCGGGCAATGCCGCATTCTGCCGGGCGTCGAGGTCGAGACGCGGCGCGACGAAAGCACGCCATGGTCGGTTGCAGGCGTGGTCAGGAGCGCGGCGCATCGCGTCAGCTCGTCGGGAGGCGGCCCGGCCTATGGCGGCACGCCTGGGGATGCGAGCGTGCTGGCGGCGATTGCCGATCTCAAGGCGCGCGGGCTGAAGGTGTTTCTCTATCCGTTCGTGATGATGGACATCGCGCCGGGCAATGGTCTGGCCGATCCCTATGGTCAGGCGGAACAGGCAAGCTACCCGTGGCGCGGGCGGATTACCTGTCATCCGGCAGCGGGACTGGCGGGGAGTGCTGACAGGACGGCGGTTGCGCGCACGCAGGTCGAGGCCTTTGCCGGCGGGGCGGACGGCTATCGGCGGATGGTGCTGCATTATGCGGGTCTCGCCAATACGGCCGGTGGCGTCGAGGGGCTGGTGATCGGATCGGAACTGCGGGGGCTGACGCAGATCCGCGATCAGACCGGTGGGTTTCCGTTCGTCGAGGCGCTGGTGACCTTGGCATCGGATGTGCGGGCGCTTGTCGGACCGGCGACGGCGTTGACCTATGGCGCCGACTGGAGCGAATATTTCGGCTACCACCCGCAGGATGGTTCCGGCGACGTGCTGTTCCATCTCGATCCGCTCTGGGCGTCGCCTCATATCGATGCGGTCGGGATCGACAATTACATGCCGCTCGCCGACTGGCGCGACGAGGATCTGGCAGCGGCAAATCCGGATGGGTTCCGGTCCTGCGACGACCGGGCGGCGATGGCGGCGCAGATTGCGGCGGGCGAGGGGTTCGACTGGTATTACGCAAGCGAGGCCGACCGGGCGAACCGGCTGCGCTCGCCGATCACCGACGGGCTGGCGGGCAAGCCCTGGGTGTTTCGCGCCAAGGATCTCCAAGGGTGGTGGGACAACCGCCACTATAACCGGGTGGGCGGCGTGGAGAGTGCGGAAGCGACGGCCTGGTTGCCCGGGATGAAGCCGATCTGGTTTACCGAACTGGGTTGCCCGGCTGTCGACAAGGGCGCCAACCAGCCGAATGTGTTTGTCGATCCGAAATCGGTGGAAAGCAGCCTGCCGTATTTCTCGTCCGGCGGGCGCTCCGACAGCCAGCAGCGACGGTTTCTTGAAGCGCATCATGGCTGGTGGCAGGGCGATGGGGCACCCGCCGGCATGGTCGATCCCGATCATGTGTTCGTCTGGACGTGGGACGCGCGACCGTCTCCGGCGTTTCCCGACGACCTGACGATCTGGAGCGACGGCGAGAACTGGCGCACGGGACATTGGCTGAATGGCAGGCTGGGCGGAACGACGCTTGCCGACGCGATCGCGGCCATCCTCACCGATCACGGTTTTGACGACTTCGACGTGTCCGGCGTGAGCGGCGATCTGACCGGCTATGTGCAGGCCGACGTCACGTCGGCGCGCTTGCTGCTGGAGCCTCTGTTGAGTGTGTTTCAGATCGACGTCAGCGAGGATGCGGGGCTGTTGCGGTTCCGCTCACGGCAGGGTGCGAGCCTTGCCGCACGCGAGATCGGGATTGTGGCGGAGGTGGAGGGCGAACCGCTGTGGTCGGAAAGCCGGGGACACGACAGCGATTTTCCGGCGGAATCGGTGCTCGGCTTCTACAATCCGGTTCTGGACTATGAGCAGGCGAGCGCACGGTCGCGCCGCGCGAAGGCCGAAAGCGAGCGTGTCGCAAGCTACGACATGCCGGCGACGCTGTGCGAGGAGGCGGCGCTTGGAGCGGTGGAATCGGTGCTGCGGGCGCAGCGCGTGGCACGGCGCTCGATCTCCTTCACACTGCCGCCACAGGATCTGGCGCTCGAACCCGGCGATGCGGTGCACCTGACGGACGGTCCCGACGGGATGTTCGTCGTCCAGCGGGTTGAGGACGGGGCGGTGCGGCGGATCGAGGCGCAGAGCCATGCGCCGCTTCCGCCTAGTCGGTATGCCGGGGTGACGACGCGGCGTGACGGCGGCCGTTCGGGGAGCGCCGCGTTCGCGCCGGTCGTGCATTTCCTCGACCTGCCGCGGCTGACTTCGTCCGATGAGGCAGGGTTTGCGGTGGTCGCGGTGTTTTGCAGGCCCTGGCGACGGATCGCGGTTTCGTCCTCAGTGACAACAGATGGATATCGCAGGCGGGTGATGGTCGATCGCCCAGCAAGGCTCGGCTTGCTGGTTTCGGCGCTCGATCCCGGTGTAACGGGACGGTTCGACCGCTCAAAAGTGCTCGATCTCGACCTTTATTTCGGCGGTCTCTCGTCGGCGCAGACGCTGGCGGTGTTGAGCGGCGACAACCGGCTAGCCATCCGCGCGTCAAACGGCATCTGGGAGATCGTCGGGTTTGCCGAGGCGCAGGAGATCGCGGCGGGGCGATGGCGGCTGTCCGGATTGCTGCGGGGACTGGCGGGAACCGAGGATGCGATGGCGGCCGGGAGCGCTGTCGGTGCGGCCTGCGTGGTGCTGGACGATGCCGTGAAGCCGCTCGGGCTGACCGGTGACGAGCAGGGACGGAGGCTGAATTTCCTGGCCGAAAGCCTGGGCGCCGTCGGAGGCCGATCCGGACCGCATGTGTTTGCCGGTGGAGAAAGGGCGCAGACGCCGCTTTCGCCGGTGCATATCCGCGGTGTCCGGTTGGCCGATGGCGCTGCCCAGTTTCGCTGGATCCGGCGCGGGCGCGTCGATGCCGACGGCTGGGACGGGCGCGATATTCCGCGAGACGAGCCGGACGAAGGCTACCGCGTCGAGATCCTCGGGACCAGTGGCGTCGTGGTGCGGCGGGTGGAGGTCGAGGCTCCGCTGTTCCTTTATCCGGCGAGCGACGAGCTTGCCGATTTCGGCTCTCAGCAGCCGAGCCTCACCCTGAGCATCCGCCAGATCGGGCAAGCCGTGCCGCTCGGCATTGCGGCGCTTGCGACGATCGCGTTCTGACAGCCGAGTTTGAGTGCCAATTTTTGTGTGCCGATTTCTGACAATATCGTGATGGGAGACAGCTATGGACGGGACAAAAGCCTGGTATCAATCGAAGACGATCTGGGGCGCGCTGATTGCCGTTGCCGCCCCGCTTGCGCATGTGGCGGGAGTGGAGATTAACGCTGATGCGCAAGGGGAGCTTGCCGACATTCTGGTCACCTTTGCCGGTGCTTTCGGCGGGTTGCTGGCGCTCTACGGGCGGATCGTCGCGAGCGCGCCGATCCATCCGACGGGCAAGGGATGACGGCGCCACGAGGGTCAGCATTACAGACCATTCATTTGCCATTCAGTTGGTATTGGATACATACTCCATCGAATGCTTTGGACATGATTTCGGGGACGTTATTCAAGACCGTGATCCCGGGGCGTGACACCTGTCGTCTTATGAGTGGAAACCGAAAGCCATGGCGCGACTGCCGATCATTGCGATCATCGCCGCGACAATAGCGGGATTGGCGGCCTTTGTGCCGGCAAACGCGCCGGCGCGCGACTATCTGATCCTGGTTGCAGGCGACTGCGGCACGGCGGCAAACAAGGTATTGCGCGACACGGGAGGTCAGCTTTTGTCCGCCCAGCCATCCTCGGACGGACAGACCTGCATCGTCACCGTCCTGGTGCAGGGCAATGGCGAACGTCCGCGCAAGGTGACGGTCCGGGTTCCCATGTAG